TTAAAGGCCGCGAGGTTTATTGGACTAACAAAACGGCTAAAGCTGGCCTAAAAATTAAGGTAGGTAGACGGGCCAGCAAAGGCGGCACGGTTCAATTTAAAGACAAATTTGACGCAGAAAATAACCCGCGTGAAAGCCATAGCGTAACTTTTAAAGCTAGGCCCTATCAACTTATGGTGGCCCAACAAACGGACGCGGCAGGCGCAATATATGACCACGCAGGCATTAAAACCAAAAACACTAATTTCGTTAATAATTTAAATGTTGAAGTTGGAAGCCAGCCACGCGCCATAGACCCAGCAGTACAGCAACATAGGGAAACCGTGCAATATGCGGTTAAACAAATTGTCGACGAAGTAGCCAAAACTTTAAATAAAAAGTTGAAGGTTCGCTATGGCAATTAACATACCGATTACTTCGACATTTGACGACACGGGGCTAAACAAAGCCCAGCAGGCGTTAAAAGGTATTGCCGGGCCAGCTGGCAAATTAGGCGACATACTTAAAGCTTCGGTAGTGCCAGGCCTTATAGCGGCTGCTGGTTCGGTGCTTGTATTCACTAAGGGCCTAATGCCAGCTATTCAAGCGGCCAGCGATTTACAAGAAAACACAAGCAAAATAAAAGTAATTTTTGGCGACGCTGGCAAAGCTGTAACCGATTTTGCTAAAACTGCTGCGCGTGAAATCGGGCAAAGTCAAAACCAGGTTTTAGCGGCTGCTGGTACGTTTGGCACGTTTGGTAAAGCTGCTGGTTTAGCGGGCGACCAGTTAGCGACGTTTACAACAGATTTTATTACGTTGTCTGCTGACCTGGCCAGTTTCAATAACACAACGCCAGACGAAGCCATTAACGCTATTGGCGCTGCGTTACGCGGCGAAGCTGAACCGTTAAGGCGTTTTGGCGTTTTGCTTAACGACGCAACACTTAAAGCCGCTGCATTAGAACTAGGCATATATAGCGGTAGCGGTGCATTAACAGCGCAGCAAAAAATCTTAGCGGCACAAAAAGTAATCTACGAACAAACAGGCGACGCGCAAGGCGACTTCGAGCGAACTTCAGACGGCCTAGCTAACCAGCAACGTATTTTAAGCGCACAATTTGAAAACGTGAAAACCAAAATAGGCGAATTGCTGTTACCGGTTTTTTCTACGTTAGTAAAGTTTTTAAACGACGAAGTACTGCCAGCAGTCGACAGGGTTATAACAGCGTTTGGCGAACAGGGTTTAGGCAAAGGCCTTCAACAGGCTGTAGCCGAAACTGGTAGCGCTGGTGAAGGTTTAGTAAAGGCTTTCAAATTTATTGCTGTTAACGCCGCAAAAATGGCAAACGTCGTTTATAAATCAGTTCAGGTACTTATAGCGCAATTCCAGTTTTTAACTGGCAACCCGTTAGACGCTATAAAAACTATGTCTAAAGTCTTTGACGATTTCATAGACATAGGCGCACTAGAAAAAAGCTTCGACAGTTTCGCCTACAAAGTAAGCGTTTTGCAAGGCGCAGTACTTAACCAAAACCAAACAATTTTAGACGCCGAAAAACGGTTAGACAGTTTTGGTAACAAAGCTAAAAAAACTGCTAGCGAACTGGCAGGCGACGACGACGACGAAAAAACTTTAAGCGGCGCAGCAAAGAAAGTAAGCCAGGCAGTAAAAGACGCCGCTAAAGCTTTAGAAAAAGAAATGGGCGACGCGCTAGACGCCGCTAAAGACAGACTTAAAAAAGCCCAAGACGCATTCAACAATTTTGCGCAATCAGTTAGCGACGTAATTAAAGGTGCTTTAGATTTTGGCGCAGCTTTTGAGGAAGGCGGCGAGGACGCAGGTAGCACGTTTTTTAGTGCGCTACAAAAACAAGCCGATAAAGCTAAAGAGTTTGCAAACCTTGTAGAACAGCTATTAGCTACGGGCCTATCGCAAGAAGCGCTACAGCAGGTAATCGACGCGGGCATAGATAGCGGCGCAGCTATCGCCAAAGAACTTTTAAAGTCTGGTGAAAACGTTTTACGCGCTAACAAACTTGTAGAAGAAACAAACGCAATAGCCGAAGCTATCGGCAACTTGTCAGCAAGTAAATTTTATGCTGCTGGCGTATCTAACGCCCAACAATACTTAGCAGGCGTTGAAGCGGCTATGGCAATAGCGCAAGCCAAGCTTGGTAAAAAAGGTATAAACCTTGCTGACGTTAAAGGCATTAGCAGCGGGTTTAATAACGCGATTAGCACAACGCCGACAATGACAGCGCCGACTATGCCTAGCGTTATACCGGTAGGCGCACCAACAGACAAAGGCCAGCCTTCAGGCAACGTAACCATAAACGTAAATAGTCAGCTGGCTACTAAAGGCGAAGTAGGCGAAGCTATTAACGACGCTTTGCGGGCCTATAACCGTCTTAGTGGCCCGTTGCAGTTGCAAATCGCGTAATGGCTGGCGTAGCGGTAGTCGGTTCGGGTAATTACGAACTGTTTATAGACACGGGCTTTATTCAAGACGGTTTCACACTCGACGACGCTACAGCAGGCGTTTTAGATAATACGCAGTACGTTTTAGACGGTACTACTAACTTTGCACCAGTTTTAGACGGTTGCGTAAATGTGCGGGTTAAGCGTGGCCGTGAGGATATTGGCGACCAGTTCGGCGCTGGCACTATGTCTTTTACGCTTAGCGATACCAGCGGCATATTCAACCCGTTCGACCAAAATTCGCCTTATTTTGATACGGCATTAGCCCAGCCAGGTTTAGCGCCTATGCGCCAAGTTGAGTTAGTGCGCTACGACGATAGCAACATAGCCGAATGCCTTTTTAAAGGTTACGTCGTTAATTACAATTATAATTTTGCTTTAGGCGGTATAGATACCGTAAGCGTTTTTTGTGCAGACGATTTTTATTTATTAAGCCAAACGTTTTTAAACGAATACAACGTTAGCGAAGAATTAACAAACGTGCGTTTAGAAACCGTTTTAGATTTACCAGAAGTCAATTTTCCAGCAGCGGCCCGCAATATTTCGACAGGTACACAAACTTTAGGCGGCGCGTCCGCATTTACCGTAGCGCAGGGTACTAACGCTTTGTCGTATTGCAGCCAAATTAACGACGCCGAACAGGGCCGCTTATTTATGTCGCGGGACGGCGTTTTAACGTTTCAGCCGCGCATAGGTGCAACGCTTAGCAGCGCAGTAGCAAACTTTAACGACGACGGCACAAACATTAAATACAACGCTTTAGGCATAACTTTTGAAGCTGACCAGGTTATTAACCGTGCTGTAGTACAAATTTTAGGTAGTAACAACCCGCAAACAGCAGAGGACTTGGCCAGCCAAGCAAAATATTTTATACAAACTACAAGCATTACTAACAGCCTTTTACACAACACAACAGCCGCCGCCGCTTTAGCCGATTATTTGTTAGACGGCGAACCAGAAGCCCGCTATACGTCTGTTGGTACGGCGTTTAATATGCTGACTACAGCCCAAAAAGACACGCTGGCTGCAGTCGATATAGGCGACACAATAGTAATAGAAAAAACTTTCGTTAGTGGCGCAGGCACAACGCAGCTAGCGCAAGAATTAAGCGTAGAAGGTATTGAACACGTTTTAGACCTAAGTTCAGGCCATAAGGTTTTATATTTTACTGCGCCTACAACTATTGTTTACGAACTGATTTTAGACGACGCTATTTACGGGATACTAGACGCGCTAAACGTTTTGGGATAGTCTGAAAGGTACTTATGGCGATACAAGATTTTACAGCAGGCCAAGTTTTGACGGCTGCGCAAATGGACAGTTTGCAGGCGAACGATTACAACCAAACAGTTAGCACAAAGACTGCTAGTTACACACTTGTTGCAGCCGATAAAGGCACACGCGTTGTTATGAATAGCGCAAGCGCTACAACTATCACGGTCAATACAAGTTTATTTAATGCAGGCGATACGGTTTATTTGCAAAACATTGGTGCTGGCGTGAGTACGGTTACGGCTGGTACGGCTACGGTTTCTAGCGCTGGGCCGTTGGCTATTCCGCAAAATGGTGGTGGTTTACTTTATTTTACTAGTGCGGGCGTATCTATTTATTATCCGTCAGCAGTTACAGCAAGCGCCAGCGGTCTTGTATGTGTCAAAGCCGAAACAGCGTTTACAACCGCTTCAACTATAAATGTGAATAATGTTTTTAGTTCAACTTACACAAATTATCTGTTAAACATTATTTTTGACGCGTCAACCGAGTTAGATGTTCAGTTGCGTTTGCGTGTTGGCGGCGTAGACAATTCGACAGCCAATTCATATAAAAGACAAACTATTGAAGCGTCAGGCGGTTCATCAACCGTTACTCAAACCCAACGCGATAATTATTTGTTAGGTGCAGGCAACGCGTCAGCACCAAGCGCAATTCAAGCATATTTGTTTCAACCATTTAGTGCAGCCAAAACGCCGATTATGTCAAATAACCAAAGGTCGAGCAATACGACAACTATTTTTATTTCTTGGGCTTATCACGACCAAACCGTTTCTTACGACGGTTTTAGTTTGTTAACCAGCACAGGCACAATAACGGGTACATATTCGGTTTACGGATATTCAAAGACGGTATAAGTTATGACATTAAAAATAAATGTTGACGGTATAAATCGCGAAATGACCGAAGAAGAAGAAACAGCGTATTTAGCGTTTACAAAAAAATTAGAAGCGGATAACAAAATTGAAGCCGAAGCACAAGCTGCAAAACTTGCGGCGCGCCAAAACGCTATTGACAAACTTGGATTAACCGCAGATGAAGCCGCCGCGCTATTTGGCTAGTTTGGCATTGTTAATTGTGCTGAGCGCTTGCGAAACCACACGCGACAATACACTAACGGTTAAGTCAAAAGTCAAAAATATGGTTTTAGATAATTGCAACGTACCAGACCGTTGCGGGATAACGCCGTGAAACGCTACCGATACAGCCCGGACGAATTACACGCGCGCCTAATTGTTACCGTAGGCATATTGTTAGGTTTAGTTTTTAGCGTCATTGTCGTAGGTATGGTCTACGGCCTACTTTTTGTAAGCCAACCAATAGAACAAAGCCCAAACGACGCAGCGTTTATAGATTTAATGTCGACTATTGTAGTTTTTTTAACTGGCACATTATCGGGCCTGGTTGCTTCAAACGGTATTAAAAGTAAACGTAACGAATATTTAGACGAAAATGACTAGGCCCTATACAGCTTTTAAAGCGCCAGTAGCTAAAGGCCCGTTGCAGGGTATGGACGAATTTATACGCCAGGTAGTTAAACGGTCTGGCAATTCGCTTTGGAATAACGGTAGCTGGGTAGTGCGCGATATTCGAACTAAACCAGGCCAGCTATCTAACCACGCGCGCGGTTTAGCAGTTGATTTAAGTTATAGAAAAATGACCGACAAAGGCATAGCTGAAAAACGCAAAATAGCTTTACCGTTTATTTACAAACTTTTAGAAAACGCCGACACGCTGCAAATAGAGTTAGTTATCGACTATGCCGAAAACCGTAGCTGGAAATGCGATAGGGGTACGTGGCTAAAGGGTAAATGGTCGGGCGGCGATTGGTTTCACATAGAAATTTCGCCTGCTATGTCTGTTAATGAAAACCTTGTAAAACAAGCGTTTAACGACGTTTTTAAGGATATGCCCAAAACTGTATAGGGGTTTTGTTAGGCTGGTTTTAACCCTAACGAGAAAGTAGGCAACTAATGACCCTATTAACTAAAGGCGCTATATCGGCGCTTATCGCGTTTGTTTCTGCGTTTATGCTGACCAAACCCCCAGCACCTACGCCAGACGATTTACAGCCACGCTACGACACGGTTTACGAAGGATACGGCCAGCCCGTTACCGTGCCTTCTACGTCAACTACAGCCCCAGCGCAGACCCTTTGCGGGCAGGTTTTCAATATGGCTAAACATATTGGCTGGCCTGTTAACGAACTTTCAACCGTTGTTGCTGTCGCCTACCGTGAAAGCCGCTGCCAAACAGACGCATATAACCCTAAAGACCCTAACGGGGGTAGCGCGGGCGTAATGCAAATAAACTATTTTTGGTGCAAACCCAGCCAATATTGGCCACGCGGCTATTTACAAGCACACGGCATTTTAAACGACTGCGCCGAACTATTCGACTTAGAAACTAACCTACGTGCAGCGTTAGCCATTTACCGTTATAGCGAAGGCTGGCGGGCGTGGTCTTTATAAAACATTTTATTATCGCGTTGCTTCTAACTGCGTACACGGTTGCGCTATGGTACTTTATAACCAAACGAGAAAGGCTACGAGAAAATGCCAAACCCAAACGAACCATTTGACGCAGACCGTGAACAGCTAAAAGCTTTAGCGCACGTCATAAACCAGATAACAGATAACAAAGTCCCGTTAGTCGACCCTGCGCGGCCTAGCGAAATGTTTATGCCAAAAACTACCGATTTTGTTACAAATAAAAATATTCGTAATTTGCAAAACTGGTGCAGCGAATACGTTTTTGACGACGGCGACTTAGTACAAGATTTAAAAAGCGTCATAATCGAATTGCAATATTTGTTAGCGGTAATAAAAGATTTACGCGCCAAAGTAAAAGAGGGCGAATTACGCGAACGGGAATTACAAGACCGTTTAAATCACCAGGCAACAGAAGTACAGCGTTTAGAAAATTTGGTATTTCGTGATAACTAAACTAAACGATTTAGGCCAGCCAGTTATTCAATTAACGCAAGACAATTATAAAAACTGTTTAATAATTTCTGGCCTTATACAGTTAGAAGTTGAGAACCGTAAAGCCAAAACTACTTACGACGCAAACCCGTTATTGTCTGAAGCCATAAAATTTTGCGGGCTTTTAGGTGAACAGGCTGTAGCTAACTATTTTGATTACGTAAATGTTTATCGACCGTATAGTTTTAGGTCTAACGACGTTTTAGGTTACGAAGTGCGGGCCACATACCACGAAAACGGCTGTTTACTTACTCACGCGCCAGACGATAAACATTATGGCGACAAACCAGGCCGATACATTTTGGTAACTATTGACCAACTGACACAAGAAGCGACGCTACGCGGTTTTTCGACACTTAAACGCTGTAACGAAAGAAAAGACAATTACCAAACGTCTTGGCGTTATCCGTGTTTTGCTATGCCACAAAACCAGTTATGGCCTATAGATATGTTGCCAGCTACTGACGAACTTATTAAGCACCAAACAGCAAAGGCGGCGTAATGGGCTTTAGTTTAGATAATTACGTCGACGTTGCTACCCGTTTACGTTTAGCGTTTGAAAAATACCCAGATTTACGCATACAAGAAACAGCGCGTGAAGTTATCGAAATGCCAGATAAAAGCTGTTTTATTCGCTGTACGGTTACAGTTTGGCGGGACGCTAACGACCCGATACCAGTTGTAGCTTCAGCTTGCGAACTGTACCCAGGCCGAACCCCCTATACAAAATTCAGTGAAAACGAAGTTGGGTTTTCGTCGGCGCTGGGCCGTGCTTTGGCTTATGCGGGTTTTGCGGCTAATAAAGCTATTGCTAGTCGTGATGAAGTCGAAGCAGCCCAAAGCCGTCAGCAAACACATTTAGCGCCAGTTAAACCGTTACACGATATAGAAGTACCGTTTCCAGAAGTTCAGCACCAGCCAGCGCCCAGCACTAAGCAATTAGGGCTTATGCGGGCTTTAGCTAATGGTCAAGGCATTACAGGCGACAAACTTAAAGAGTATTGCAGCAACGTTTTAAAACGCGAAATAAATACAACTGGCGATTTGACTAAAAGCGATATATCGAAGGTTATAGACGCGCTAAAGTTATCCGAAATTAAAGACAATTAAATAAGTTTCACAATAGGCCTAAGCGCGTAGCGGCGCGGTTGGCGTAATACGCGGTAACGCGGGTAGAAGGCGCTGTAGTGATATAGGGCCTGGCTAACGGTTAAAGAAATAGGGTGCTGCGTGAGGCTAAGCAGCGGGGGGCTAGCGCACTAGGTTTAATCACAGACAAACAAACCAATAACATAAACAAAACAAACCACAAACATAAACCCGACATAATGACCAGCGATAACAAACCGAAAGCAAGCGCGAAAGCGCGCGCTAGCACAAGCCGTAGGCGCGTGAGAATATGACACAAGGCAAGAAACGTAGAACACATAACCCAGCCCAGCAAAACAAACGCAGCTTAAACGCAGAAGCCAGAAGCAAAACAGAATTTAAAACAAACCGGCAACGCTTACTTAAGGACAAACCCCTATGCCATTGGTGCAACAGTAGACAAGCAACAACAGCAGACCACTTAATAGAAGTAGACCGCTGGCCACACGGGACGCCAGGCGTAAACGGTCTTGATAATTTAGTGGCTGCCTGCAAACCTTGTAACAGTTCACGCGGCGCACGATACGGAAACTTAAAGCGCAAAAGCATTTACGAACCAGCACCAACAGTAAACGCAAACCCAAAACGCATATATGCAAACGATTGCATAACTATGCAAGACAAAAACGCAAACCCGTTTTTTTTACCGAACCTTCCTGCC